TAATAGCCATTATCGTCTTCCTCCAGAATGTATATCTAATCTAAAAGTTCCTAGTTTCCAACTAGTATCTACTGCTGTGTTAGATATAGTAAGAGCTATAGCTCTTGCTCTAGCTCTTGTATCTACTTTTGTAGTGCCAGATGTAATATTAAAAGGTCCAAGTGATGAGCTAGCTGCTGTATCATTTGGATAGTTTCTTAAATCTAATTGTATAATAGAAGTTCCTTGTTGATTTATAAAGTCAGGAATAATTCTGCTTACTCTCATAATGTTTTCACCATCTCCCCTAAGATCTCCTAAATTAGTTGCAGCTCCTCTAATAACTTTTTGTGTAATATCATAATCACCAGAAGTTATATTAGCCGGAATAGCTGTTGTTACTCCTAGTTTTATTTGATTAACTCCTGTTTCATGTTCATAGTAATATGAAATTCCTTCCGTGTTTCCTGTTACATCAAATGAAGTATTTGTATCAGCATCGTATTGCGTCCCATGAGGTAAACCAAATACAGATGAATCTTGCCATGTAGTTCTAATAAACAAAGAACTTGCATTAACAAACCATATGGGTCGTTTAGCAGTAGAATCTAAATAACTATATGTAACTGATTGTGTATTTACATTAGAGTTAGCTTCTGGATAAAACCAAGTAACTTCACCAAACAAGTTGTTAATACCTGCATAAACCATTTGATTAGATGTTGTATTAAGATTGTCATAAACATAATCTTCAACTAAACAATCCATCGATTCCAGTTTACCTGTGTATCTAAAGAAACCATTTTCTGACATCCAATATGCAGCACCATCAACTTCAACAGCTGCATTCATACCAATTAATCCACAGTTAGTACCCACCTGCTCAAAAGCAAATGTAAAAGGAGTTCCTACAAAACGCATGGTAAATAGAGCTGTATCACTCCAAACATATAATGCATTTCTACCAAGTTCAGCTCCCATGATCCGTGATCCGTCGGCCAGTCTTTGTGTACCAGCACTATTGGTTGCTGTAGGTGTGTAGTCATTAATATTTTCTTGAGACGAGAATCTTATAAACATGTCGTCCTGTGTTGCTTTATTACCAATGGTAGTTTCTGTACCAAAAAAAACTAAGTGACGATCGGGTGTAGATACTAACATATCACGTGACGCTGTTGGTGCACCTGATATAATTGTAGCTCTGGTGTTGGTAGCATTTGCAGCATCAGCATCCCACTCAAAACATTCTCCGTTAAAAATTAAAGCAATAAGTGTACTTCCTAAATTATCTAATGCCCACATACCAGGTTCAGCAACAGTATCTGTGTTAACAGATGACTGACCCCAACCCGAATATTCACTATAGTTAGTTACAGTAGCACCGTTGCTGTGAGCAGCTCTGGTTGTTCCTCTTACAGCTCTTGTGATACCTGTTAAATCATTTCCAGATACACCTGTGTAAGAAATTTCTTCAGTGCCTACTTGAATAAA